ATGCCGGGAACCATTCTCACGACCTTTGACCGAAAGACGGTGCGCGCTGGGGATCACCTTGTCCATCGCGGACAGGTCCGTAGCATTCAGGCCATTCGGTTTGACCCCAAGACTGGCGAGGCGATCATCGGCCTCGGCTTCGGCGAGGAGCTGCGGCTTGACGACGGCGACCCTTTTGAGGTGCCTGCTCCAGCGGGTGGGCCAGCGGTAGCGACCGAGGTGCTCAGCAATATCGCACCGGCTCCAGCTCTGCCGAACAAGGCCGAGGCTGTTATTAACCGGCCGGCTCAACCCACGACGACGGTTTCCAAAGCAACAAAGGCAGCCACCAAATGACGCGCAAGCAATCGGCTGAGATCCATTATCTCAACGGGAACCCATCCAATGGGCCTGACCCTGAACGGCGTGATGTTCGACCGGACCCTATTGCTCCTGAGCCGCCAGCGTGGATGTCGAAGCGCGGGCGAGCGGTGTGGACGTTCCTTGCTCCAGAGTTGGAGAAAAATGCGCTCTTGACCAAACGAGACCGTGAGGCGTTTGCTTTTTGCTGTGAAGAGGCAGCCGTTGCTCAGACTGCGCTTCTTACTTTGCGTGGGCCAGACAATAACTACGGGAACATTTTGGAGATTGACAAGAGTCATCAGAACCGTGTTCGGCGTCACCCGGCGTGGATTGTCTACACCCAAGCCGTAGCCTCGTTTCGTACTTGGGCTAAGGCGTTTGGGCTAACCCCGAACGCCCGAATCGGGCTCCTCCTTGGCGGTGCCACTGCCGCTGGGCCAGGGCTTGGAGCTGACGAGGATGACGGCGATGAGTCAGTCTTCGGCTGGTGAAACCCTTGATCGTCTAAAGGGCTGGCTTGGCGATGATGCCGGGCGAGTCCTTTACGACTATCTCTGCTCAGCTACCCGCGGGGACGGTGGCCCGCGGATTTATCCGGATCTCGATGAGAAGGTCGCAGCGATTATCCCGCCGCGGCACCGTTCGCCGGTACCATCGGGGCCCGGAATCAACTTCGCCATTGCCCCGGTCGATCTCTTTCTGAGATTTTGTCGGCAACTCCGTCATATCAAAGGTTCAAAATGGGCCGGTAGGCGGTTCGAGCCGGATATCTGGCAGATCGTCTTTGTCATTGCGCCGCTGTTTGGTTGGCGGCAGGGTGATGGCCTTCGGCTCTACCGGACCCTCTATCTGGAGATTCCGAAGAAGAATGGCAAGAGCACGCTTGCCGCGGCGCTTGCGCTCTATCTACTCACCGCGGACAGGGAGCCCGGGGCGGAAGTTGTCGCGGCGGCGGGCGACAAGGAGCAGGCCCGAGCTGTCTTTGATGTCGCTTTTAACATGGGCAAGCAGTCTCCGGCCCTTGCTCGGCGCTTGCGGTTTCTCAAAGGCCAGATCAGTTACGAGGAAAAAGCCTCATGGTTTAAGGTCCTCTCGGCCGACGGGGATCTCAAGGCGGGATTGAACCTGCACGGAGCGATTATTGATGAGCTCCTCGTTCAGAAGAAGCGGACTCTTGTTGACAATCTTGAAGGGGCCACGGGTTCGCGAGAACAACCCCTTGTTGCGTATCTCACCACGGCCGGTCTCGATGATGTCGGGTCAATCTATTCAGAGAAGCGGACCTATTCTGAGCGCGTAGCCTCTGGTGACGTTACTGATCTGACATGGTTGTCAGTCATTTACACGATTGATGAGGGCGACGACTGGGCCGATCCGGAAGTCTGGGCAAAGGCCAACCCTGGGCTTGGGATCTCGGTAATGACCGACTACTTGAAGAGGAAGGCCTCGCAAGCGGTCGCGAATCCGGCATCCCAAAATACATTTCTCCGTGATCACCTGAATGTTCGAACAGGTCAGGTCACTCGGTGGCTTGACGTCAGGAAATGGGAAGCCTCGGGCGCCGAATGGATGTACCCCTCATTCGAGGGCCTCCGTGGTTCTATCGCGTACGCTGGTTTGGACCTCGCTTCGGCGTCTGACCTCGCTGCCCTCTCGGTGATTGTCCCGACGTGGGAGCCAGATCCGGAGAATCCCGACGAACTAGTCGAGACCTTTGCATGGTTTTTAAGGGCTTGGACCCCGGCCGACACGGTCGAAGAGCGCGAAAAACGTGATCAAGTTCCTTATCAGCAATGGATTGAGCAGGGGCACCTTATTGCTACGCCCGGAAATGTCATCGACTATGACCATATCGAGGACGAAATTTTTAAGGTGGCAGCTCATTTTGAACTCCGTCGCCTGCATTTTGATCGTTGGGGTTCTAAGCAGATCCTTCAGCACATACAGAACGAGCTCGGCTACGACAAGGTTTACGAAATGGGTCAGGGCTTCGCTTCAATGTCCCCTCCTCTCAAAGAGTTGGAGCGTCTAATCCTTCAGAGGCGCGTTCGACATGGCGGCAATCCCCTTCTTCGGTACTCAATTAAGTCATTGGCTGTTCGCTCCGACCCAGCCGGCAACGTGAAGCCCGACCGTGAAAAATCCACTGGACGAATCGACCCCTTTGTGGCTGGAGTGATGGCTGTCGACGCGTGGAGTCGCGACCCGGCTGGTATGTCGGCCTATGAATCTGCCTAACCCATTACTCAGCGCATAGCGGAAGTACCCTGGAGGAATGTTCTCATGGAGACGCTCTGCCGTCCGGCGACGGGTCATCGTTAACCTCAAATCGAATAAGGCTTTCGCTGGTCTGCTGTGGGCTCAGCGTGGGCCTCTGTTGATTCTGAAAGATGCCCAACTTCTTGAAGGTGGCAGAGAAGCTACTCGGGTTGATGGTGAGGTCATTGTCGAGCGCTCCAATGTTGATTTCGTCCAAGTTCTGGAGGTCTAAGCCGTGGCGATAGTTCAGAGTGATGGAGCGCTATCGGTTTACTCCCAGTCCTTAGTTGCCTCTCGGATGAATGGTGGTTACTCCGGGCTTACTTGGTACAACGGATTAACTGAGGATTACGCCGCGATTTACCGGACTCAGCCGAATGTGAGAATGGTGGTGAACTTCCTCGCTCGCAATATTGCTCAATTGGGTTTGAAACCCTTCGAGCGTATTAGCGATACGGAGCGTCTCAGTCTTGGTGATCATGACCTTGGGCGATTGATCCGGGTGCCGAATCCGATTATCAAGATGACCCGCTACAGGTTCATTCTGGCGATGATCTCGGATCTCGGAATTTTTGACAACTTCTTTGCGCTGAAAGTCCGGAATGAGGCAACTGGCAAGCTGCGTTTGTGGCGGTTGCCGCCGGATCTGATGCAACCGATAGAAGGTTCCTTATGGGAGGCGACGTCTTGGCGCTTTCTTGGCATTCGGTCACAGCCGGTCTTCTCGTCTGACGACCTTATCCATATGAGGGGCTACAACCCGGAAGACTCGCGGGTAGGCCTTAGTCCTATCGAGTCGATTCGTCAGACCCTGTCGGAAGACAAAGCGGCTGGCGAATATCGGGAGCAGTTCTGGCGGGGTGGTGCCCGGATCTCAGGCGTTATCGAGCGTCCAGCCACGGGAGCAGGTACCCCACGCTGGTCAGAAGAGGCGAAGCGGAGATTTCTGGCTGAATGGCGTGGCAATTTCGAAGGTAATGCCGCTGGTGCTGGTGGGACTCCACTTCTTGAGGACGGAATGCAGTTCAAGCAGGTCGCTTTCTCTGCGAAAGACTCCGAGTACCTCGGCGCCCGCCGACTTAGTCGCGAGGAGGTTGCCGCGATCTATCACGTCTCCCCTCTGTTTGTGGGCATTCTTGAAAACGCCAACTTCAGCAATGTTAAAGAGCAGCATCGCCACTTGTACCAAGACACACTCGGGCCGACTTTGACAATGGTTCAGGAGGATCTCCAGCTTCAGCTCATTTCCGAGTTTCCAGATCTTGACCCCGATCGGGTCTATTTGGAGTTCGATCTCGCTGAGAAGTTGAAGGGTTCATTTGAAGAGCGGGCGGCTTTACTTCAAACGGCGGTGGGTGGACCTTGGATGACTCGCAATGAGGCTCGGGCTGAGGAAAACAAGCCGCCGATCGAGGGCGGCGATGAAATGATTACTCCTCTTAACGTGCTTATTGGCGGACAGGCTTCACCGCGAGATTCGGCTCCTGATGGAACAAATGCCCGGGTGGTTGAACTCCCAAAAGCTCGCGCCGCTCTAGCTAAAGCGGCCGAGGACGACCTGCCCGACGAGGTGGTTGATTGGTTTGAGCAGCATGTTCAGGTGTTGTCGACTCACTTCGGTCGCCAGGAGAATTCCGTTGTCGCTGCTCTTGGCGCTGGAAATTCGATTGAGTCGATTTTCGCCCAAGCTCGCTGGAATCGTGAACTTAAGGCAGATCTATTAGAGCTGGCTGAGGCGATGACGGTCGAACTCGGCACGGCTGTAGCCGATGAGTTCAATGGCGGTTTTGACCCTGGAGCCGATGGAGTGGGGGAATACCTCGATGAAAATGCTCGCATAGCGGCTGAAAACGTCAACTTTGCAACTCAGCGTGAACTTGAGGACCTCGATCCTGATGACGCCGACTTTCTTGACAATGTTCGAAACGTATTTGCTGTAGCGGCTGGGTCTCGGGCTGCTCAGGTGGCTGTGTCGCGGGTTACCGGGGTGGGCAACTTTGCCCGGCGTGAAGGGGCTAAGCAGGGGGGAGCTCAGTACAAAGTTTGGAATGTTCGTTCGCTGAGCTCTCGGCATCCACGGATGGATGGCCAAAAAGTCGGCATCGATGAGGAATTTTCAAATGGTGCGCGTTGGCCGGGCGATGCATCGCTATCTGATGATGAGCGTGCAGGCTGTGTGTGCTCAATGAGTTTCGAATAGGGAGAACCATGTTCACAAAACACGTCAAAGCGTTCACTAAGGATGTCGATGTTGAGGCCCGGACGGCCGAGCAGATCGTCTCGGTCTTTGGCAATGTTGATCTTGGTAAAGACCGAGTGAACTTTGGAGCTTTCAAGAATTCTCTGGAGCGGTGGAAGTCCGGGCCAAATGTTTTGCCGGCTTACTTTTCCCACCAGTGGGACGACCCGTTCAGCAATATTGCGGCGGTTGTCGATGCCGAAGAACTGCCCCCAGGAGATAGCCGTCTCCCCGACGAACTGGTCGATGTGGGCGATGGGACTCAGAAATCCCTTCGCGACCTTGGTGGTCTGTGGGTCAAATACCAATTTGATGCCGAGGGCCTCAATCCTAAAGCTGATCAGGTTTTCCGATTGCTTGAGCAGAGGCGTTTGGTTCAGGCGTCATTTGCCTATGACATCGTTCGAGATCGAAAATCATCGAATGGCATTCATGATCTTGATGAACTCGACATTATCGAGGTTGGGCCGACTCTCCTCGGGATGAATCCTGCGACGACCCTTGTCGCTTCTGCAAAGTCGATTGCCGCTGAAACTGGGCTCAGCGAAGAGAAGGTGTTGGCTGTGCTCAAAGCGTCAGAAAAAGACGCTAATCACACGTTCATTCCTTCCGAGGAGGATGATAAGTGCCTTCTGTGTGGGCGCGGTGTTCGGGCGATGGCCCACATTTCCCGGCTGTCTAATACTGGTGATGCTGAACTGAAGCGTGTGCAGTTCACTGGCTCGCTGGAGGAACGCCAGGGCGTTTTGCATGAACTTGTTCAGGGTTGGGCAGCCGACAATAACGTCGGCAACGGTGGTTTCTACTACTGCTATTTGTCGGCGACGTTCGATGACAGGGTGGTCTTCTTGGTGGAAGGTTGGAACGATCCTGTCGGTGAAGGCGCTTATTTTGAGGCTGCTTTCAGTACAAACGAAGACGGTTCCATTGCTCTCTCGACCCCGGTAGAGGTGGTGGTTGAGCAGGTGATTACGCCAAAGAATCGACTGAAGGATTTTGATTCCCTCGTTGCACGTAAACAGGCGGCTACGCTCAAGAGGCAAGACGACGAAGAGGGAACGGGCACAGGGAACGGGGAGGCCGGTAGCGGTAACCCGGAGACCAATCCGGAGACCGAATCGGAGACTGACAAGACAGACGGCGAACTCGAACGTGTGCGGCTTGAAGCTGACGCATTAGAGCTCAGCGTCTAATCACTCCCCGAAAGGAACCGACTCTCATGTCAACACGCTCTCAGCTCGTAAAAGAGCTTGAAACCACCCTCGGCCGAGCCCGTGACCTTGCCGCGAAGGCAGAAGCGGAAGGCCGGGCCTTTACCGACTCTGAGCGGAATGAAGTGAAAGCTCATTTCGACGCTGCTCAGGCTCTCAAGTCCCGCATTTCAGAGGTTGACTCTGACCAGGACATGGTTAAGACCCTCAACGCTTTGGGTCTTGAGCACGGTGTTTTGGCTCAGACCGCCAAGGAGAAGGCGGCCCTTGACCGTCATCTCAGTATCGGTCAGAAGTTCACCGAGTCCGACGCTGTAAAGGCTTGGTTCAAGGAGAATGCCCCTACCGGTGAGATCCCAAAGTCGGCGCGAGTTCACTCTCCAGCCGTTCAGTTTGGTGGAATCAAAGACATTCTGGCTACCGGCGGCGGCAATACCGGAGCGGGGAATCTTGTTCCGTCAGATCGTCGCGGTCTCATTGATGACGGGGTTCTTTTTCGTCGTCCTCTAGCTCTGCGTGAATTGGTTACGCCGGGTCAAACCGGCAGCGACCTTGTCGAATTCGTCCGTGTCACAGGCTTTACCAATAACGCTGCCCCGGTTCCTGAGGCTCACGGTGCTGAGCCGTATGTCGCAGGTCCTGGACAGGTTTCGGGTATCAAGCCTCAAAGTTCAATGACCCTTGAGCCTGACTCAACGAAAGTTGTGACGCTGGCTCACTGGATACCCGCCACGAAGCGGTCGCTTTCCGACGCTGCCCAGCTCCGGACGTTGATCGATAACTTCCTGTACTACGGCCTTGATGAAGAGCTCGACTCTCAAATTGCTACCGGAAGTGGTAGCGGCGAAAACTTCATGGGTGTTCTGAACACTGATGGGACCCAGACCCAGGCATGGGACACAAACCTCCTGACGACAACCCGCAAGGCAAAGACGAAAGTCCGTACGGTTGGCCGCGCCATCGCTACGGCGTACGTCTTTAATCCCGCTGACAATGAGCGATTCGACCTGCTCACCAATGGAAACGGCGACTTCATCTTCGGCGCTCCGACTGGCAATCAGGTCCAAACTCTTTGGGGTTTGCCTCGCATCGAGTCGGAGGCTGTTCCTGAGGGGACGGGAATTGTTGCCGATTGGCGTCAAGCGGTTTTGTATGACCGCGAACAGGCTGCGATTCAGGTGTCGGACTCACACGCTGACTTCTTCATCCGGAACCTGGTCGCCATCTTGGCCGAGCTCCGGGCTGCTTTTGCCGTTATTCGTCCGTCCGCTTTTGTGGAGATCGATCTCACGGCGTAAAAATCCCAATCAGCAATGGGCACGAGGCAAGGGAGTCGTTTCGGCGGCTCCCTTCTTCGCGTTCAAGAGCGTTCTACGCTGTGGTCATGGCTCGACATTGTTTGCTCTGTGGAACAGATGGGGTCGCATGCGGGCCTTCGACGGAAGGAATTGTCGTAGTCGGCATTCCAGAATTAAGGAGACGCCAAGTGTCAATTCTCAAGCGTTATACGTTGCCCGATGGTTCAACCCGCAATCTGTCGGAGGAGACCGCCCTGTCGCTGGGCCTTGACCCAAAGACTGGCGTCGATCGAGCAACCGAATTCAAGACCCCATCGGAGGTTCACATAGCCGGCAAGCCTCCAACGTCTGCAACAGGAATTATCTCCTCGGGGCATGTCAAAGCGGATGGTTCTCCTGTCGTCACAAACGCCGGAGACGGGACGATGGTCCAAAGCGCTCAGGCAAGCCCGGAGGGCCTGGAAAACGTGACTACCAACGAAGGGCAGGGCGAAAGCGTAGAGGTAAAGACCGAGACCACGGAAGCCGAAAACAAGGCTCGAACGACGGCTCCTAATCGGGCTCGACGTACTCGCAAGCCTTCGACAGAAGAGTCCTGATCGTGGAGCTCCTCGCAACAGCGGACGACCTGAGGAACTATCTCGGAGTCGAGAAGGTCGATATAGCCCGCGCTGACTTCCTCCTCGGTGCGATCTCGTCTGAGATTCGTAAGTTTTCCGGACTGACTTTTGAGGAGCACGTCGATGATGTCGTTAGGTTGGATGGTTCAGGGACGGGGATCGTTCTTTTGCCACGGCTCCCCGTCTCTGATGTCAAGACGGTCGTAGAGGGTGGGGCTGAGCTTGATCAGTCCGTTTACGAATGGAATGCCGATGGCATTCTTCGAAAGCCCTTTGGCTACTGGGTTCAGCGTTTTCGGAACATCGTTGTTACGTATTCGCATGGTTTCGAAGAAGTGCCTGAAGATATTCGGCTTCTGGTTGTTCGAGTTGCTTCGCGGGCTTGGACAAATCCAACCCAAGTGACCAATGAAGGAGCGGCCGGCTACACGGTCGGTTACGGATTCGATACTTCGCGTGTCGCCGCTCTTACGGATGCGGATAAGCAGTATCTTCGAGAAAATTACATGGGGAGATGAGGTCGTGGCGTTCGACAACTTCCGTAATCGCTTGGTTGAGATTGTTCGCGTAGCAGCTTCTACGCCAGATGAATACGGAAACCAAGTTGAAACCCGACTTAACCCTGTTAGGACCTGGGCCTCACGGGAGCAATTAACCTCCACCGAGGACGTGCTGGATCGAGATCAACAGGCGCGAACGTTTCGCTACTTCTTCACTCCGAGCGTCACAGTCGATGGGCGGAGTTTCATCAAAGACGGCGATCAAGAGTTGCGAGTAATCGGTGAACCTGAGGTTGTCTCTACATTGCTCGGGCCCCATCACATTGAGGCGCTTGCCGAAATTGTGGAGGGATGAAATGGGCAAAGTCACGCTCGACTCGGGCTTTGAGGCGGCAGTACTGCGCTCTCCTGAGGTGCAAGCAGTTTTGAAGAGTGAGGTTTCTAAGATCGAAAGTCGAGCTAAGTCGAATGCGCGATCGATTTCAACCTCAATCGCGAATGACATTACGAGTGATGTCGGCGTGCTCAATGGCCAACTGGTAGGGCGAGTAATTGCTATGAATTTCAAATCGCACTGGTTCGAATTTGGCACAGTGAAAATGAGGGCTCGGCCATTTCTCCAGCCGGCGGCTGTAGCTCTCGGGTACTCGCTGAAGGCGGGGCGTCGTGGCTGAGTTCCGTGTATTGCCAGATATCGAAAAGGCCTTGGTTGCCTTGTTCAAGGCCGATTCCGTGGTTGCTACGGCTGTTGCTGGCAGAGTTTCCACTGAGCTTCCGAGCGGGTTCGTTCCCGAAAAGCGTTTGCAAGTGTTTCGAACCTCTGGAGCTCCTGTCGATTTTTCTGAAGCTATAGACCGTCCGGTGGTTCAGATCAATGCTTTTGGTAAAACCAAGGCCGACGCTTGGGCAGTCATAGTTGAGGCGTGTATTGCTCTCAAAAAAGCCGAGGGCAAGACTTTTATGGATGTGTTCGTGGCGGCATGCGAGCGAGTTACGGGGCCTCAATGGGCTCCAGATCCGTCAACGGATGCTCCTCGATATTTCGTTACTTACGGAATCACTGCCCATAGTTAGGCCGGCGGGTACGCTGTGTAACAGCGGCTCGACCCGGAGGATAGAAACATGGCGAATGACGCTGACGAGATTGTCGTCGGAGGTAATGGAAAGGTTTGGATCGGCGCTTTAGGTGCTGCTCTTCCGACCAGCCCCACGACGACTCCTGTGGGTTTTGTTGATCTCGGGTACTTGAGCGAAGACGGGTTGAGCCCGCGAGATTCAAAGACTTTTGAATCGATCAGCGTGTGGCAAAGCTTGTACCCCGTTCGCCGTATAGCTACTGAGCGGGATTTCTTGGTCGCCTTTGTCTTGCGTCAGTGGAACCGTGTCACTGTGCCGCTGGCCTTCGGTGGTGGCGATGTAGCTGAGACTGGTCCAGACACGAATATCTATCGGTACTCCCCACCAGACCCGGAGGACCTCGATGAGCGTTCAATGTTGTGTGACTGGGTTGATGGCACCCGCCACTATCGGATCGTGATCCCCCGTGGCATGGTGACGGAGAATGCCGAATCCAACATTCTCCGAACTGGTGCGGCTGATCTGCCAATTACCTTCAGTGTTAACGGCCAAGATGGCGTCGACCCTTGGTACCTTCTTACTGACGACCCTGCCTTCGCTCCAGCATGAGCGACGAACCTCGGGTTATTGATTTTGATGCTCTCCGGGTGGCACGCGCTGAGAAGGCTGGAGATGTGCCAGCCCCGCGGGCCATTCTGGGGGGTGTCACCTATGAACTTCCTCGTGTTCTTCCGGCGGAGTTCATGTTTGCTCTAGGGCGTATTCAGGGCGGCGACCTGACCAAGCTTGAGGGCTTGATTCGGCGTATTTTTGGTGATGCTTCAGAGGAAGTCATCGCAAAATTCGACATCGATGATCTCGGCGTTTTCATGCAGAAATTGCCCGAGCTTTACGGCGCGAGCCTGGGGGAATCAACGGACTCTGCCTCCTCCTAGCCGAACACTGGGCGGCGTTTGAGGCTGATTTTCAGCGTTTTTACGGCCTCGATCTCGCCGAGATCATTTGGGGTCAGAGTCCTATAACTCTTCGTCGACTTGTAGCCCTCACGGCTCATCTGCCGATGGAGGGAGCAGTCGGCCAGGCCCGTGGTGCTCTCCAGGCTTCGCAATGGAAACATACTGAGGAGCTCCTAGCCGTCATTGCCGAACTCATTCATGAGAACACGCGAGCCTTTGTTGTGGTGAATTCCAAGAAGGGCGGCCGGCCCCCGGAGCCGTTGAAGATCACGCGGCCATATCAGCAATCGATCAAGAAGGCCCGTCGAAAGGCGACTTCTGAGGATCTTGTAAAGATGTTCGGCGGTCGGGTCCGTCACGTTCCGACCGGAGAGACGGTCGAGCGAGCAGAATAGACCGTATGGCGCTTCAAGCCGGCTCGGCATTTCTCGACATCATCCCTAAGCTCGCAAGCGGCTTCGGTAAAAAACTCACGTCTGATGTTGAACCGGAAGTTGAGCGGGCTGGCGATTCTGCGGGGTCGGCCTTCTCTGCGAAATTCGCCGCTGCGGGTGTGGCTGGGGCGGCCGCTCTGGGTATGGGTTTTGCCTCGGCCCTCTCGATGGAGGCGGGCACTGACAAGCTCGCTGCCCAACTTGGGCTCACTGAAGGCATTGCCGACATGGCCGGGAAAGCCGCGTCGAATCTGTATAAAGGCGCATGGGGCGACTCGATGGAGGACGTCAATGCTGCTATTGGGGCCGTCGGGACCTCTCTTGTTGACCTGAACAAAGTCTCTCAGGGCGAGCTTGAGGCCACTACCGCTAAGGCTCTGGACCTCGCCACCGCGTTCGATATGGATGTTTCTGAGGCGGTTCAGTCGGCAGGCGTTTTGATGAAGTCCGGTTTGGCCGCTGACTCAAATGAGGCGTTCGATTTGATGGCGGCAGGACTCCAAAAGGTCCCGGCGGCTTTACGTGGCGATCTCATGGAGGCGATGGATGAGTACGGCACCTATCTAGAACGGTTGGGATTCTCAGGTGGGACCGCGATGACCATGCTTGTCGATGGTGCCAAGGGTGGAGCAATCCAGCTCGATAAGACCGGCGATGCTCTCAAAGAGTTCTCAATCCTTGCAACCGACATGTCCACGTCTTCGGTTGATGCCTACAAGGCAATAGGGCTGAATGCTCAACAGATGGCTAACGACATCCTCGCTGGAGGAGATCGGGCTCAGGCAGCGACTATGAAAGTTGCGAATGGGTTGGCGGCGATTAAAGATCCGGCTACTCAGGCGAATACAGCGATCGCTCTTTTCGGCACCCCACTGGAGGATCTCGGGGTAGCCAAGATTCCGGCCTTCCTCGACTCTCTACTGAATTCTCAGGAAGCCTTAGGCCAGGTCGAGGGTTCTGCTGAACGTCTTGGAGCAACCTTAAATAACAACGCCGCGACCAACATCGAGGCATTCAAGCGGCAAGCCCTCCAGGGTATGACTGAGTTAATCGGCGGGAGTGTTATCCCAAAGGTTGAAGAGCTGTCCACGAAGGTTGTCAATCTGCTTGGCGGGAATACCGAAACGGCTAAGAAAATCGTCGTCGGGGCTG